GGAATTATGTTCTCAGATTTCTGTGTTGCCTACAATACAGAGTGGGGATGCTCCCAATATGAACTGCGATGAAAAGCAGAATGTTCTCACACCCGTGCACCATAAGAGTGTACTACGGTACTTGGAGACTGCACATGCTAATATATATGGCACTTTTGCAGGTTTTCGCACACGACCAAGGAGTCGAGTGTGTGCCACTCCGCTCCAGGAGAAATTCCTAAACTTATATGGTGTTGCCAATAATTATGGCCCACCTAAAATGAGTGGTTGGGAACCCTGGAGGAAAAATATAGTGGAGATGGTTAAACCATTTTCCAATTACGATAAAAGCATTTTGGCTTCTTGCGTAGCTGGTTTCACAGAAGATATTGTTTCAAGCCTGCCAAATGGTTGGGAATCTGAACTAGTTATTCTATCTGATAAAGCAGCTGTGAACGGATTACCTGGTGTTATCTACATTGATTCAATCAACCGTAGTTCATCTATGGGTTTTCCATGGTGCACTACAAAGAAAAATTTTCTTAAGGATGATAAATGTGATGTGTATCCTGAGGGAGTCAATTTTGATGGAAAAATTTGGGATCGCGTACGCAAAATAGAAGAAAAATATAAAAAGTGTGAACGTGCATACCCTATATTCACGGGACATCTTAAGGATGAACCAACGCCACTCAAAAAAGTAAAAATAGGTAAAACACGATTGTTCACAGGAGCTCCTGTCGATTGGAGCATAGTGGTTCGCAAGAATCTACTATCATTTGTTCGTCTAGTACAGAAAAACAAATTTGTATTTGAAGCGGGACCTGGAACAGTCACCCAGTCTGATGAATGGGGAAAGATCTATGATTATCTTACACAACATGGTCTCACACAAATGGTCGCAGGTGATTATGGAAAATTCGACAAACGTATGTTAGCGGATTTTATCCTTGCTGCTTTTGAGATCATATACAATGTTTACATACATGCAGGTTATACACCAGAGGAGGTCAGCATTATACTTGCCATAGGCGAAGATGTTGCTTTCCCGTGTTGTAATGTGAATGGAGATTTAGTAGAATTCTTTGGAACGAACCCTTCGGGTCATCCATTGACAGTCATTGTTAATTCACTAGTCAATTCGCTATACATGCGTTATGCTTACATGTACTTAAATCCGGAACATGAAGTTAGAACCTTCAAGAAGAGAGTTAGTCTGTTTACATATGGTGATGACAATGCTTTCGGTGTTTCTAAATTAGCTGGTTTTTTCAACCACACCACAATTATGAATACTCTTAAAGATATAG